AAGATCAATCGCAGAGTGGAGAAGCGGTCATCTCGCATGGCTCATAACCATGAGATCGTCGGTTCAAATCCGACCTTTGCAACCATTATTCACCCGGCACAATAGTCCGTGGGAGTGCATTTTAAACCGTCTACGTGGCGGTTTTTGTGTTTTTGGTCAATGAATATTGTGAAAGCAACTTACCGCGCAATTGGCCATAGGGCAGCGGGTAGATGGCACTGGCGATGCCTTAATGCATAAGTAGCCTAAACCATACGAAAGCAGTAAGGAACCCAGCAGGGAGCCGCCAAAAGCCGCTCGCTTACCTGCCGCTGATACGCTGTAAGTCAGCACCAATCATGCAATGCGAGGCCGCTATGCCGACGACGAAGGAAGACGCAAGGCGCTTCATAGCCGACCGTGTGGCGCATCCAAGGCCCCTGCCTGACCGCGATCAGCTGCGGCGAGAGCTGGGGATGGATTTGATTGATGCCGCCCGCAAGCCTGAATTTCCGCTTCCGAGCGAGCAATTGCCGAAAACGGATTGATTTGTTGCTTTACGAAAAGTAATCGAGACACGAAAGGCGGTATCGTGAAAACCGCCGCCGAAGGTAAAACAATCAAATCACTTCCAGCGCTGGGAAGCGCTTTTATCCCCATTCAACATTTGCTGGGAAACAGTTTTGGAAGATACCGCGCAGGGCGCAAAGCGGCCTTGAAAGCCGTGGCTGTCAGGAATGGCAGATAGTTCGATTCCATTATCTTCCGCCAGAATATAGCGCACGCAGGGGTATCGATACCTGCCGCTATAGCAACAATGCTCGCTAGTGGCTATGCTAGACGAAAGCGCAAACTCCCCCATTGGCGGGTAATGCGCCCAGAATTGAATCTCCATCCACGCAAGTGGACTTTCGCCGCGCCGTCAATGGCTGCGGCATTTTTATTCCAAGGTTGCCAATATGGATAAGCAATATGTGCGGTTGTCGCATGCAGCGAGCACATAGATGGGCCGCAAGTCAGCATTGACAGATGCGCAGTGGGATGCGCTAGGCGACAGATATTTGGCAGGCGAAAGCGCCAGGTCGCTTGCCAGGGAATTCCATATTACCGAAGCACCGATAAGAGCGCGATTTAAAACGCAGCATAAAGAGATAAAAACAATTGCAAATCAAATACTTGAAGCGGAAAACGCATTATCGAAGCTTCCGATAAAAACGCAGATAAAAACGCTTGATTATCGGGATATGATGCGATCCTCACAAGAGGATATCTTAATCGGGACAAGTTACGCGGCGCGAAGTTTCTCCAAGTTGCAAAGATTTGCTAACGAGCAAGTCGAGCAATTAGACGATTCAAAAACCGGGCAAGAAAATATTGAGATAGCAAAAAACGCCATGATATTTACCAGGGCGGCAAATGAAGCTGCGACGGTTCCGATGGCATTATTTAATGCTAGCAAAGACATGGCAAAGACCGCTGCGCAAGAAGTTGATATAACACCAGATTCAACATTGACGCCGGAAGAGGAATATCTGAAATTTATTGAATGAGGTTGGCATGGATTTCGATTGGAAAAATCCAGATTACCTGCCGATCTATATCCAACGCAAGAGGTTGATAAAGAAGCTTCGCGACAAAGAGGTGCACCTAGGCAACCTTAAAGAATTTTACAAAACGCACCCTGTAGAATTCATTTCGACATTTGGCATGACTTTTGACCCGCGTAACGTCGAGGTCGGATTGCCCGCTACGATGCCGTTTATCATGTTTCCGAAACAAGATGAATTTATCCTTTGGCTTTATGAGAGATGGCAAAGCCGTGGTGATGGTCTAGCCGAAAAGTCCCGCGACATGGGTATATCGTGGCTCTGTGTAGCGTTCGCGGTATGGATGTGGGTATTCTATCCAGGCTCGGTAATTGGCTTCGGCAGTCGTAAAGAGTCGTATGTCGATGATTCGAGCGATCCGAAGTCGTTGTTCTGGAAGATTCGATTTTTCATTGCCAAGCTCCCGAGGGAGTTTCGCCCAGATGGGTATAGCGAAAAAACGCACGCGCCTTTCATGAAAATATCGAACCCCGAAAATGGGGCAATGATTGTAGGTGAGGCCGGCGACAATATTGGGCGCGGCAATCGAACCTCGATTTACTTTAAAGACGAATCCGCTTTTTACGAACGCCCCGACAAAATCGACGCAGCATTAAGCCAAACATCGAATTGCAAGATTGACGTGTCAACGCCGAATGGAATCGGCAATCCGTTCTATCGCAAGCGGCATGGCGGGAAAATTCCAATATTCACCTTTAATTGGCGAGATGACCCACGTAAGGGGGATGATTGGTATGCCAAGCAAGTGAATGACATGGATGCCGTTCATGTGGCACAGGAAATTGACATCAACTATTCGGCCTCGGTCGAAGGAGTGCTTATTCCCAATATTTGGGTAATGGCCGCAGTTGATGCGCACAAGAAGTTGAATATTGAACCGTCTGGCATTCATAGCGGCTCTTTGGATGTCGCAGATGAAGGGCGCGATGCAAACGCATTTTGCGGCGCGCATGGCATTCTCATTGAGTTTCTTGAGGAATGGTCGGGAACTGGCGGCGATATCTTTGGGACGGTATCCAAGGCATTTCACATCTGCGATCTGAAGGAATACAAAACCTTCAAATATGATGCGGACGGTTTAGGCGCGGGGGTGCGCGGCGATGCCCGCATCATTAACGGAAATCGATCCACTGACGCACAAATAGAGGTAATCGCTTATCGTGGGTCTGAGGGTGTTTTGCATCCAGATCGCGATGATGTTAAGGGTCGCAAGAACATTGATTTTTTCGCCAACAGAAAATCCCAAAGCTGGTGGGCACTGCGAACTCGGTTTCAAAATACCTACCGCGCAGTAATTGAAGGAAAGCCGTACAGCCCAGATAGCATCATTTCGATAAGCGGAAATTTGCCATGCCGCATGAAGTTAATGGCAGAATTAAGCCAGCCGACATATGCGATCAATCAAGTCGGTAAGATACTCATTGAAAAGACGCCAGAGGGAACGAAAAGTCCGAATCTAGCCGATGCGGTTTGTATTCAATTTTCTCAATGCGTCACACCGATTACATTCACAAACGACTTTATGACGCAATTTGCGCAAATGGGAAAAACACGATGAAAGCAACAGGATTTCGTCGTCGCCAAAAGCCCGCAAAGATTCAGTTTGACGCGAATTTCGTGGCGTCCTTGATTGAAAAGGGTAAGTCGAAAAAGCGCATCTCCGACACCGCTTTAGAGGCGATTTACGCGCCGTACAAACCGATGCCTGGCGTACTGCCTATTGAGCGTAGTCACAGCAAAATCGCAATGGACGCCGGTTTTAATCCGGACAACGCGTTCAGCCTTGCCCTTGCCGATAATGTCAATGGCGCGTTTCAAGAGGGATATGCATTCCCCGGCTTTACGGTGTTGGCGAATTGGTCGCAGGTTCCCGAGTTTCGCCGCCCTGCCGAAGTCTACGCCCGAGAGATGACGCGCAAATGGATATCGTTCGATGCAACAGGCGATGACAGCAAGGAAGAAAAGCTAAAAGCAATCGAAAAAGAATTCAAGCGGCTGAATGTCCAGGCAGTCATGCGCGAGGCAATTCAGCAGGATGGATTTTTTGGGCGTTCGCAGATATTTTTCGACCTCGGGAATAACAAGCGCAATGACCCGGAATTATTGACGCCCCTAGAAGAGTTGCCGGAAAAGATCAAGCAAGGATCGTTTAAGCGCCTAGTCGTTGTCGAAGCAATTTGGTCTTACCCGAATAACTACAACGCCGACAATCCGCTCGACCCGACGTTTTACAAGCCAACAAGCTGGTTCGTCATGGGAACGAAAATCCATAGCTCTCGGTTGATGACAATCATTACCCGCGAACTACCGGATATTCTTAAGCCAGCCTACGCATTTTCTGGATTGTCGTTAATCCAGATGCTGAAGCCATACGTCGACAATTGGCTGCGAACGCGCCAAAGCGTATCGGACTTGCTCCACGCTTTTACCGTATGGGTTCTGAAAACAGATTTAGCGCAAGTAACGAACAATGCCGGCGCAGCGAATCTTTTCGCTCGTGCGCAAGCTTTCAATCTGTGCCGCGACAATCACGGCCTGAATATTGTTGATAAGAACACTGAGGATTTTGCAAATATCTCAGCTAGCTTGGCTGGCCTCGATAAGTTGCAAGCGCAGTCGCAAGAACAGCAATGCGCTCCCGCTGGCCTGCCGTTAGTGTACTTGACCGGGATTACCCCAGCAGGTCTTAATGCCTCGTCACAAGACGAAATAGAGGTATTCCAGGACACCTGCGCAGCGAACCAGGAAATTTACACGCCGTTCGTTCAAAAGATTTTGAACATCGTGCAATTATCCTTGTTCGGAGAAATCGATCCAAAGATTACCTTCAAATGGAATCCGCTTAAAGTAGTGAGCGCAAAAGAACTCGCTGAAATTGGAAAACTCGAAGCGGAAGTGGAAATTGCTCGGGTAGATGCAGCCATTCTTTCCCCGGCCGAAGTTAGGGACCGGATTGCAAACGAAGAGGATTCTCCCTATGCTGGGATCGACCTTGCTGCGGTAATAGAGCCGCCGGCAGAGCCTGGCAAAGAGCCTGGCATGAATGATTTCAGCGAAAACATCGGCAGCGAATAATTAACTTATCCATGAAGTCCAGGCCGAAAACTCTCAAACCGATCCATCCGAACGTCGGCATCGAGATTGCTTACCAGAAAAAACTTGATGCTCTGATTGAGGAAATGAATCGGTCGGTGACATGGTGGGTCACTGCCGCGTATCGGGCGAATCAGCCAGAGATGGCGCAGGACGCGAATATCGACGCAAAGACTGCGGCGCAAGAAATAGCCAAGGCAATAAAGGCAACCGGAAGCCCGGCCAAAGTTTTAGAAAATGTCATGCGCAAGCTGTCGAATATTTGGCAAAAGCGATTCGATGACGGTGCGGTGGAAATGGCGAAGTATTTCGCTACCACGACAAAGGATCGAACTGACGCAGCATTAAAATCAGCACTGAAAAAATCCGGCATGACGGTCGAGTTTAAGATGACGCAGAAAATGAACGATGTCATGCGCGCAACCGTTGGCGAGAACGTCGTACTTATCAAGTCCATCGCAAGCGAGCATCTATCGGACGTGCAAGGGCTTGTCATGCGGTCTGTTGCGGCTGGGCGCGATCTTGGCACTTTGACTGCCGAACTGCAAAAGCGGTATGCGATTACGAAGCGCAGGGCTGCGCTGATAAGCCGGGATCAGAATAATAAAATGACGGCGAATCTAACGCGAGTTCGCCAGCATGATTTAGGTATCAAGACGGCGATATGGCTGCATTCTGGTGGGGGTAAAGAACCGCGCCACGATCACCTAGAGGCCAATGGCAAGGAATACGATATTGCCACTGGCGAGTTTCTGGACGGCTTTGTGTTAGATGGTGGCGCAAGAATATTTCCGGGACAGTTAATTGGTTGCCGTTGCGTAAGCCGGTCTGTCGTACCCGGCATTATCCATCGCAAGGAATTGTAAAGGAATAAGCCACAATTGGCTGAAGCTCACGGACTCCGAGAAAATATTCAAGCACGTCCGGCGAGCAGGTTTTTGTATCAATTTCGACGGTTGCTATTGATCCATCGTCACGCCGATTCACGCCAGTAACCTTGACGCCATTCGGCATTAAATTCTGGCAAAGCGCCACAAACAACTCTTCTTGCGAGATTGGCGAATCAGGCCCTTTGGTTAGCAAGTCAAGAATCGTGGAATTGAGATAGCTTTGCAACCATGTGGCTTGATCTTCTTGCGTGGCGTTATCGGGCGGCATGTTCATTTTTCGTTTCCTTTTTGATTGCGTAGGTGGCGCATTAAACACATTTGCGTTGACTCCCAATTAATCAATACCCTGGGAGTTACCGGGAGTTTTTTGGGATAATCATCACGACGGTGATTTGATCGTCATCGACGCACACAGAATAAGCCGAGCCAAACGGAAATGTTTCGTTTGGTGCGCCGTAATACGAATTTTCGTGCCAACCCTTGAGCTTAACCAGTTTTTTAGCGGCGCGAATAAAAATTGCGAGTAATTCCGCGCTTTGCATGTGAGTTCGTTCTTTCATGTGTTATCCGCGCACTCTTTGGGCTGCGCGGTCTGCAAATGCTCGACAATAACCAGCTTCGCAAGCAAATTGTTGATGTCAGCATTCAGCGCATCAAGAGCCGCGCAGCCGACCGCATCGGTCGATTGCTTGAGAAACGGAATTTGCCGCGCTGTTTGGTCGATCATGAATGCGAGGCACGCTTGATCGCGGTCGTTTAGGTCGAGGATCATGGCTGTTTGCGCTCCTGAATAAGTTCCTTGTAAGCCTTGGATTTGTAAAGCCCGGATACGACCATGCCGACTTTCATCGCGGCTTGTGTGCCGGATAGGATGGGATTGGATCGCATCAAGCGAATTGCTTTTTCGGTTTTGGTCATTTTTTACCCATTAATTAACTACACCAAAGTATATACACAAATTGCCGCCTACGGGCGGTTTTTTAATGAGGTAACGAATTGCAACATTCAATCGAAATCAGCATCAAGCGCAAGGTGAGCGAACGCATGCTTAAGAGCATTGTGGCTGTCGCCTATACGCTGGCTTGGTTACGGTTGATTAGCTATGACCGAGCCGCTCAGTTTATTGCCGATCACTGCTTTTCGTTCGAGGTTGCATGATGCCATCAGTGAGTGAAGCCCAACGAAAAGCAATGTACGCAGCAGCCGAAGGAAAATCTAATCTAGGAATTCCGGCGTCGGTCGGCAAAGAATTCATCGGGAGAGACGGAAAAATGAATGCTGAATTATTAATGAAATTGCGTGAGTTGATCGTTCTTCTTGGGCAATACATCCAATCGCGCATGGGGCAAGACGGCGGCCCAGGAAGCGGGCCTCAAAATGGCGGCAATAGCAATAGAAATATAAATGCGTCCCGCCATGACGCAGAGGCCGAAAAGCATATGGATAAATCCGAGTTTCACGAAAAAAAAGCAACAGAAGCAGCTAACAATAAAAATCCATCGGAACAGAAAAAACACGAACAATTAATGCGAGCGCATGAAAACGCTATCAGCGAACACCAGGGGGCCGCATATTCTCACCAGCATGGTTATCCAGATGCAGTAATGCGGTCTCATCGAGCAAGCCAGGCATCCACTGTTGCAAATGGCCTTTCATAACATGCCAAATTTCAAGCTCGCGTTAGATCGCGGAAGCGTCCGCAGCTACGATGCCCAAGGATTTTTGCATGTTGCTGTAGCGAATTTATCCAAAGCGAATATCTGCCCGTACCTCGGTGAGGAAATTCCCGGCTACGCAGAGCTTGGACTGGACAAAGACGCGACATATCAACTGTACCGCGATCCAGACGAAATAAAGAAGGGCGCTCCGACTTGCAACGGTCTGCAATTGATGTCGATCCACATCGAGGTATCGGCAGACGAACCGCAAAAGGAAGTAATTGCTGGCGCGATTGGTGACAACGCCCGATTCGTCGCGCCCTACTTGCAAAACTCGCTGACGGTTTGGGACGGCGACGACATCAAGAATATCGAGAATGACTCGATCAAAGAAATTTCATGCGGCTACCGCTATCGCCCGGATATGACGCTAGGCGAAGTAGATGGCGTGAAGTATGACGGCGTAATGCGGGACATCGTATTTAATCACGTTGCCCTAGTGGAAGAAGGTAGGGCTGGGTCAGATGTTGTAATTGGCGATTCAATCAATTTTTTAACGGAGCAAAAAATGGGTAAGAAGTCTTTAAGCACGAAAGCATCGATGGTTAAAGGCGCAGTCCTTGCCCATCTTGGCTCAAAAATGGCGGCAGATCAAATGCCGAAATTGAATACTCTGCTGTCCGGTGTTCGCTCGGCAACTTGGAGCAAGGCGCAGAAAGAAACTGTCGCCAAGGGCGTTGTTTCACTGGCGAAGGATGCCAACTTGGAGGAGTTGGTCGGCTTGCTTGACCGCCTCGATGGCGCGCCAGCAGAGGATGACGACATCGATGGTATGGATGACGACCCGGAAGAAAATCTGGCCACCGCCAAGCCAGTTGAAAAGAAGCCTGACCTGGCCCCGGACGACGCTGACGGCGACATGGACGAAGAAGCAATTATCAAAAAATTGCAAGAATTGCTCGGCATGCTGAAAAAGCCGAAAGCAAAAGACGAGCCGCCGAAAACGGAAGGCGCGGCAAACAACAAGCCCGGCAACGAGGGTGCAAGCACGGTCAAGGGCGAAGACGGAGAGGAAGAAAAAGTGGACAAGAAAGCTATGGACGCAGCGCTTAAGCTCGCCCGAGACGGCGCGGTATCCGACACTATCGCCAAAATGAACGCAATCTACGCAGCCAAAGAAGCGGTTAAACCATATGTCGGCGAAATCGCCATTGCCTGCGACAGTGCATCCGGCGTTTATGCCGCTGCGCTGAAAATCCTTGGCGTCGATACCAAAGGCGTTCACGCCGATGCCTATCCCCACATTCTCGCTGCACAGCAGAAAGCCGGCGAAGTCAAGAAACCCAGCGCGTCCATCGCGCAAGATGCTGCGCCAGACGATCTGCGCGAAGCGTTCCCATCTCTTTACCGTCTCGGTAAGTAATTCAACCTCTCAAATCGAAGGAGTAAATCATGGCTTACGGAGACTTTCCGCGTCAAGTAAATACAAAGGGTGCGCCGGGAGTAGTCGGCGATTGGTGCGATGGCAGTCCGCGTTCGTTTGTGAACAACGGCCAAGGCGCTTTTGCTGCCGGCCCTAACGGGCTGACAGTCGGCCTGTTCGCATGGGCTGATTCGACCAATACGGTGCTGAATAACTACGGCCCTGGCGCGCCTACCGGGTTCATTCACCGCAATCAGTTGGGCTTGCAAACCGCATTCCTGTCGTTCTACGGCATGACGATGGTGCCAGGCGCTCCGGCTGAAGCTGTGAATGCGGCGGGCGTGTATGCGTACAATTCCGGATCTAACACTTCGGCAATTGGCATGACTGCTTATGCCAACAACACGACCGGCGCGATCACCTTTAACGTGGCCGGTACGCCTCCGACTTCCGGCTCGTGCACTGGTGGCACCGTAGCAAAGATTGTTTCCGCATCTACCGGCGCGGCAATCCCCGCAACCGCACCATCGTTCACCGGCTCGATCAGCGGAACCACCCTAACCGTTACCGCAGTTGCAGCGGGTACGGTTGTCGGTGCCGGTCAAGTGCTTTCTGGCGGCAGTTCGTCGGTCGGCTATGTCGATACCAACACCACCATTACCGGCTTCGTCAGCGGCACGAATGGCGGCGTCGGCGTGTACACGGTCAGCATCTCGCAAAACATCTTGTCTACCACGATCACGGCGTCCGGCGGTTGCATGACATTGACCGGCGCGAATACGACCGGCGTTTTCGCTGTTGGGCAAACCCTGTCCGTTGCATCGAGCGGGTCTTTGACCGCAGGCACCACGATCACCGGCATCGTATCGGCTACTGCCGGCGCTGCCGGGACATATCTGCTGAATCAACCTGCCGCAACCGCAGTCACCGCCGGCACGATCACTGCATCTAACGCGATGTTCTTGACCGTCGATTCCAGCTCTACCGGGTTATGGGGTTTGTACGATCTTCTGGTCGGTACAGGCATTCCGACAACCGGCACGCTGTCCTACATTTCGGCAACTGGCGCGCAAAACTCGGCGCTCACCGGATTGGGCGGCGCTGGCACTTACCTCGCCACTGGGTTCTATGCCGCAGTGGGCGCGGGAACGATCACGGTCAATTCGGGGACGGCAACAAAATGGGTCGCTAGCTCAATCGGTGCGCCGGGTGAGTTGGTTCGTATGACGACGTGGCTCAACGGTTAATCGCCAAAACCAACTCAATTTAAAGGAAAGAAAATCATGAGCACTAAAATGGCATATGACCAATCCCCGGATTGGCAGCGTCGTGCGCTTGCGGTCGCTAACCGCAATTTCGGTATCAGTTACGATTCCGGTTTCGAGCCGAAATTGTTCGCAAAACCAGAGTGGATGCAAGACTACCAATTGGCGCTGGATGCGCAACCGCAATTGGTGACGCAGGCATCGTCTAGCATTCCAGCCTATCTGTCGTTCTTTATGGACCCGGATTTGCTGCGAGTGTTGACCGCCGAACTCGATGCGGCGAACATCTTCACCGAAGTTCAAAAGGGTGATTGGACTAGCTCCGACCTGCTGTTCCCGGTCGTTGAAAAGACGTATGAGACTTCCGCATACGGCGACTACAACGAAAATGGTCGCGCTGGTATCAATACCAACTTCCCGCAACGTCAACCATTCCTTTTCCAAGTCATGTGCGAATATGGCAATTTGGAAATTGAGCGCGTGGGGCTGGCAAAGATTGGCTTCGTTGCTGAACAAAAGCAAGCCGCGATATGGGGCTTGAACGAATACGCCAACTTGACTTACTTCAAGGGCGTGGCCGGCCTCCAAAACTACGGCGCTTTGAACGATCCGAATCTGTACCCAGCAATCGCCCCAGGCCCGAAAGCAGCCGGCGGTATCGCATGGACAAATGCGAACGGCACCATTGTTGCGACAGCCAATGAAATTTACGCTGACGTTCAAGGTTTGGTCGGGCAGTTGATAGCTCAATCGAATGGCCAGATCAAGATGAAATCGAATTTCATCCTGGCCCTGTCGCCGCATAGCGAAAACGCGCTGGGCGCTACCAACTCGTTCAATGTGAACGTCGCCGATTTGCTGAAAAAGAACTATCCGAATCTGGAAGTGAAAACAGCAATTCAGTATGGCGCATTGTCGGCGCAAAATCCCGAAGGCTCGGCAATTGGCGAAACTGTTCAATTGTATTGCCCGGATGCATCCGGTCAGAAATCGGCGTTTTGTGCGTTCAATACCAAATTGCGCGCCGGCCCTGTGATTCCCGCAACATCCTCTTTCAAGCAAAAATTGATGCAAGGGACTGCGGGCTTTATCTTACGTCAACCCTGGGCGTTAGCCACGCTCGTGGGCGTGTAAACATTCGCATCGCAATACGCGGCGGCCTTCGGGTCGCCGTTTTCATTTCAAGGGGAAGTAAATCATGAGTACATTG